ATTTTTTATACCATTATACCGTGTAAGTATACAGTGCATACCTGACGGCATCAGCCATGTGACTATATTGGTCATGCATAGGTCGTTCACGTTGTAGACCCTCACGTTGATCCCAGCGATACTGGTCAAACATAGCACGTACGTTTGTGCAGTGTGGGGCTACCTTTAGTCGACCTTGTTGAAGTAAGGTCTGTACATAAGCAATGCCAGGTAAGACATCTTTTTTGGCTTTGGTGGTTGAGATATTGTATAAGTAGGCTAAGTCACTAGCAAATTGTGCAGCTGCCGAGTCAATAAAAGTTACTTCAACGCCATGTTTGTTATTCATTTCAGTAAACGCACTAGCATGTTGCTCGGTGGTCTGCTCCGATTTTAAGTATTCGTCGACAATAAAAAAGCAATCGCGGTTCCAATCGTAAACGATAGCGCAGTAAGCAGTAGCATCTCGGTAGCCAGGGTCGCACCCAGCAAACGCCTCACCTTTGAGGTCTTCAGGAATCTCAGTAACATCATCTTCTTTTAGGGCATAAATCTGACCCTCAAACACAGTAAATGAGGCCAGGTATTCTTGTTCAAATTCGGCTTTTGACATGGAACGTCGCGCTTCCGCAACATCCGACTCAGCCATACGGGTATTTTCAGTGTAATCTGCTTGTAGTGAGATCCACTCGGGAAACTCCTCACTAAACCCGCGTTGATAAAACTGTGAAAACCAGTTGTTACGACCGCGAGGGGTCGAAATAAAAATGGCTTTTGCTTGAGGTTTATCTAGTGTTGGGCGTAAGGCAACATTAAAGGCGGCTTCGCCGCCTTCACCTAAGGCAGCCTCGTCAAATATGATTAGGTCATACGATCGACCAACAGTACTATCAACGGTACCAAGAGAACCCATACGAATGGTAGAACCGTTGCTGAGCTCGATAATCTTGTCTTTGAGGTTGTCGCGTGCGACTTCGAGGTCAAAGTGCTTGATGAGTTTGCGTTGTAGTTCGAAACTGATTGAAGATAAGTTATAGTTTGGCGATATAATGAGTACATTGCTTCCAGGTACAAGTGTGACAAGTTGACCAATAATGTTGGCTATGTAAGTTTTTCCCAATCGGCGTGCTAGTGCAGCACAGATAAACCTGTACTTGGGGTCGTTGACTGCGTTGATTAGGGCAATCTGTGGGCGATTGATTGTATCCCACACATTGAGCAGTTTTAAATAATTTGTGATGGGTAGCTTAATAAACCGCTGTTGAGGGTCGAATTCTTGTACAGCGTCTACGTTAACTTCGGGTCTAGAGACTACAAGCATTAAACACCTTCACCAGTAATTAAACGCTGCACAAGTTGTGAGTACTTTGATCCGTCTAGGCCTTCATTGATTTGAACATTCACTTGCTTTTGCGGTGCGGTTGTCATGCGTGCTTTTTCTAGGGCGATTTCGCGGTCTAGTAAGTCCATTGACATTTTGTGTGACATTTGCAACAATTCAGCAATGTCTTTGGTTGAGCCAGTTTGTGATTCTTCAAGTTCTTGAAACTTTTGTTTGATTAGTGCATCCATGGCACGTCGCATCAAAAATCTGTTGTTGTAGCCACTATCAAAAAATACTGAGTCTATATATGTTTTAACCTCACGGCGCGCTAGTAAATTTGTTACCACTTCAGGGTCTAGATCTAGTTCTTGGGCAACTGCACGGGCGTCGTTAAGCTGGAGGTAGGCATTTGCTACTTCCAGTGCTTCCGGAGAGATACGTACGGTTTCGGCAGGTAGGTGAGTTGTCATGGTTTTATCCTTTTCAATGATTATAGCAGTTTAGGGCAATTTAGGCAAGTGTAGATTTTGGCACCTTAGGGTGTTTGGAAATTTCCCTTAAGTAGGCCGTGTCGGGGGGCCCCTAGGCGGTAGGGTATACCCTAGTCCTCTAACCGCCCTATACCCATATAAATGTGTACTTTTGTTTTCAGAATACTTGCAAACAAAAGTACACATTTATATTTTAAAATTAGAGGCTAAACTCTAAAATAAATGTAGACACCTCAACAATTTTGCGCTTATAATAACTCATGTTCAACAAAACAGAGACACTCAAAATGGCAAAATCCACACGTTCACCCTTACAACACTTCTTCGCTAAGTCCCTCAAAATGGCACGTTCAAGGGATAATATGAATAATCGGGCTTCTGACGATAATGTCACAATCGATTATCTTTGCGGATTATATTATGGTCAAGAGGGAAAATGCTTTCATACTGGCGAGCAAATGACTATTGAACGTGGCTTAATCGATGGTGCTGTATGCTTTACATTATGCACAATGGATAGAATAGATAATACTCAAGGCTATAATGTAGGTAATATTATCTTGGCTTGTGATGGTATTAATAGAATGAGATCAGATATGCCATTATCTAAATTTCGTGCATTATGCGCTAGAATCGGAATGAATAAATAATATAATAAGGGGAAACCCTTATTATATAATAGGATTATATATAATGAAATATACAACAAAACAAATAAATGCTTTTAGATTATTTTGCTTAAAGCATGATATTAAATTTAATAATATGGCAGAATATAATTCTGCTATTGCACAATATTATATTGGAGAATAAAATGGATAATGTAATTGTAAATGAGTATATGAAAAGAAAATACCCTAATAAACAATATTCTATTGCCAAAGGTAATAATTGCGTTTGGGTTATGATGAATAATATTAATATGTATTTTATTATCAGAGATAATAAGATAATGAGAATAGATATTGATTAAGGGTTTACCCTTATAATCAGGTAATAGCCCTACTCTTAAAAGGGTTTTTACTACAAAATTTGGCACAAATTTTGCGCCAGTACCCCTTCTATCATTTTAGCATATACTGGGGATTTCTCCAACCAGTCGCTTGAAGCGACCGTTGTTTTTTCGCTACAGTTTTTGTCACGGAAAAAATGAATACTTTTGTTTGCAGAATTTTTTGGAAACCAAAGTATTCATTTCGGGTGCGCCAAAATTATACCAGACCCGCCACGGCTTGTCAATAGGGATAAACCCCTATGTTGTATTTTAGCACACTTGAACTTTTTTGGTTTTTTCGTGTATAATAGAGTACATGATGACAAGGAACAGCAACATGATCAAAATTGAAAACAAATTGGTTACAGATATTTTATGCGCAATTTTGTTTGTTGCAGTAACCTTTTCGCCATTGTGGATATGGCTTGCACTAATGAAGCCGTAATGTTATAATATCTTTTTTAGGAGAAAATAAGATGACTACCAAAACTGTAAATTACACGCCCGAGCAAACTGCTCGCATGATTGCCGACTATCAAGCAGGCACTAGCGTTGAAATGCTTGCTGAAACATTCGGCAAAACTGTTCGTTCTGTTGTTGCAAAATTGAGCCGTGAAAAGGTTTATATTGCCAAAGAATACAAAACGAAATCAGGCGAAACACCTATTAAAAAAGATGTTCACGCTGATTTTATCGGTGAAATGTTGGGCTTAACAGAAGCCGACACGGAATCGTTGACCAAGGCTAACAAGGTAGCATTGGCAAAGATTGCCGATTTTATCAAGGCTGAAAAGACCTTGTAAACAATGGGGCTTTGCCCCTTGTTTTTGAAAATGAAATTATGCTATAATTTCATTTTCAAAATCAAAAAACCACTAGTCTATTTTACCATGCTTGAATTTATTTTATACTCTGTTGCCTTTATTGCATTTATTGCAATTAAAATTGCACTACTAAACTGGTTCACAAAATGATCAGATCAGATAAAACCCGATTGTTTCAGTTAATTTTGCAGGATACCTTTAAACTAAAATCTAGGGTTAACTTTGCGAAAAACAAGGTTATCCGTTTTGATGGTGACTCTTGCATGGGAATGTATGAGGGCGAAAAGATTAGCCCTAAGAAATACAATCATAAAATCAGGCTTGCCACTAGCGAAATAAAATCGGACAAAGATTTGTTTTCAACATTAGCACATGAGTATGTTCACGCATGGCAAATGGAAAATGACAAAGATGTAACGCACGACACAAAATCAGGTTTCACCCAATGGAGAAATTATTTTAAGGCTTATTACAATATAGATATTGTTTCATTTTGAATACCAAGGTTTGCAGAAAAATTGAATACTCAGGTTTTCAATTTTGCAACTGGTCGCTTCAAGCAACTGTTGTTTTTTAGCAACAGTTTGCGCCAATTATACTAGTATAATTGAGCCCGTGTCAATAGGGATAAACCCCTATGTTGTATTTTTGCACACATGGTTTTTTGGCGGTTTTGCGTGTATAATTGGGACAATAACAGAAAAGGATTTCAAAATGGCTAAAATTAAAAAGGTTTCTATTTATGATATGGATGGGACAATCGTTTGTTCTTTGCACAGATACCGCACTATTGTAGATGAAAATGGCGAGAGAATAGATTTAAATTATTGGAGAGAAAATCAAGATTTAGCCTTGAATGATTCTCTTTTGCCATTAGCAGAACAATATAAAAAGGATTTAAAAGATGAATCGTGTTATGTCATTATTGCTACTGCCCGTGTTCTTAATACCCCTGATTATACATTTATTAATCAGATACTGGGTGAACCTGATTATATTATTTCAAGACCTGAGAATTCTAATATCTCAGGTGCTACATTAAAAATTAATGGTTTAGCTAAATTCTTTAATTTAATTACATTTAAAGACGCTGAATTTACATTTTATGAAGATAATGTAACTTATTTAAAAGCAGTTTGTGATCGTTTCAATATAAGGGGTGTATATGTACCAAGTAAACAAGGGCATTAATATTGATTATGCCGATACTCTAATAAGAGATTTTTTAGCCGAAGGCTATAATCTTTATGATATTGTAGACATAATGCATTTACCATTAAGACAAATTTTAGATATATTAACTCGGAGAATAAACTAATGATTAACTATTTTAATAATCGAGATTATGAATTGGGTTTTGATGCCCATGCTTTAGGTGAGCCACTAGACAAGGCACAATCGGAGGCTTGGCAAATGGGCTGGCATGGTTGGGCGGATATCATGGACAAAAGCGAATCGGCTCAACCATATTTTTGAATACTCAGGTTTGCAATAAAAATTGAATACTCAGGTTTTCAATTTTAACTGGTCGCTTTAAGCGACTGTTGTTTTTAAACCACAGTCGGCGCCAATTTTACCAGTAAAATTGCGGGCGTGTCAAGTTTTTTTAATAACTTATTTTCTGTGTGTGATTAAAATACAACAAAAATTTGTGCTATAATGGGACTCTACCAATAAAGGGCTATATGGCAAAAAAGCAATACTTTTGTATTCTGGACACAGAAACCACAATGGGCGATACTGTCGCAGATTTTGCAATGGTTATTTGTGATCGTGAAGGGCGCATTTACAATCAATGCGCTGTTTTGGTCGCTGGGCATTATAACACAATGGAATTATTCCATGATAAAAAAGCAAATGATATTTGGGGTTATGAGGGATTAACTAAGCGCAAAATGGCTTATATTGCCATGTTAGAAAATGGCGTGAGAATGATTGCATCAGTTAATGCCATTAATAAATGGATTAATCAGGCAATCGGCAAATATAATCCCTCATTAACTGCATATAATCTCGCTTTTGATTTAAATAAATGCTCAAATACTGGTATTGATTTATCAGGTTTTAATCAGAAGTTTTGTTTATGGCAAGCCTCTGTTGGTAATATTTGCAAAACCAAAAAGTATAAACAGTTTTGTTTAGATAATCATGGTTTTAATAATGTTACTAAACATGGCAATATGACATTTAAAACAAATGCGGAAATGGTTTGCGGATATATTAATAATAATTTTATTATTGAACCGCATACTGCATTAGAAGATGCCAGAGATTTTGAATTACCTATTTTAACCCATATTCTAAAAAAGCGTAATTGGCAAGATAATATTATCCCTTATGATTGGAATAAGTTTCAAGTCCGAGATAATTTTAAGGCATAATCAAATGACATTAACTAATAATAAAATTTTATGGATTATCTTATTATTGCTTTTTATTTATACTCAAAAGCGGTATGATATTGACGATCATTATGAAATGCGGTATAATAACTACTTAACAAGGGATTTAATATTATGATAGAAAATATTGGTTGGATTGGTTCTATATTATTGGCATTTTGCGGATTACCGCAAGCAATAGAATCATATAAAACAAAATCCTCTGAGGGATTAACTTGGGGATTTATTTCAATGTGGTTTATTGGCGAGATAATGACAATAATATATGTATTCCCTAAAATGGATTTACCATTATTATTTAATTATTCTGCAAATGTAATATTTTTGTCGATTATTATTTATTATAAAATAAAATCAAAGTAAATACTTTGGTTTTCAGATCAAATTGAAAACCAAAGTATGTAGCGAAAAAACAACGGTCGCTTCAAGCGACTGTTGCAAAAAAACCACAGGCGCCAATTTTATCACATAAAATTGCCCCCCGTCAATAGGGGTTTTCCCTACTTGTGGGTTTTTTTGCAACTCTGTATAATTTGCGATATGGACAGAAAACAACTCACAAAATTACTAAATAATCAGACCCTGATTATCTGGGATAATCTTTGCGAATTATATTCACCATTAACTCGCTATAATCCACCGATTATAGAATTAAATGGTTATCTATGGCGTAATGCTGGATTATGTCACCAAGAATCTAATATAATCGAATTAGGTTATAAATTCTTTAAACATTCTCCCGATTATGCCCGTAATATGACTAAGGTTATATTACCGCATGAGATAATCCACCAAGCCGATTATAATTTATTCGGATTATCAGAAGCAAAATGCGGTCATGGTAATAATTGGAAAATGTTAATGTTGCAATATGGATTATCCCCCGATATATATCACTCAATGGAATTAAAACGATGATTTTTAATATTACTCAATTACTTAATATAGTTTCTTGGATTGGGACTATATCTAGCATTATTGGCGCATTTATTGTCGCTAGTCAATTATTCTTTCTAGGATATTGTTTCTTTATTATCGGATCATTATCTTGGTTAATAGTTGGATATTATCGAAAAGATAAATCATTAATTACCCTTAATGGTACTTTCTTTTTAGCTAATATTCTTGGTTTATACAATTCATTTTAAGGAGAAAATAAATGAAAAACGTTAATTATACCCCTGAGCAAACTGCTCAGATTATCGCTGATTATCAGGCGGGTAAATCAGTCGAGATTATCGCAGATAATCTCGGAAAAACTGTTCGGAGTATTGTCGCTAAATTATCTCGTGAAAAGGTTTATATTAAAAAAGAATATAAATCTAAAACTGGAGAAACTCCAGTTAAAAAAGATATTCACGCAGACGCTATTGGGGCGATTTTGCGATTACCCGAAAATGATATTGAATCATTAACTAAAGCAAATAAAAATGCTTTAAAAGTGATTTTCGAAGCATTGGCTAATTCAAAGCCAATATAATCAGATAATGATTATAAGCCGATTATTTATAATCGGCTTTTTATTATCTCTTAGCGAAGTGAGCACTCACTTCGCGGCGCCAAAATTGGTGTGGCATAAAAACAACGGTCGCTTGAAGCGACTACTACTTTCGTACTACTTGGGCGCACAAAATTTGTGCGCCAGTGCAAATCCTTGACAAATTTTCCGTGGGGGTGCGTGTGCGCCCATTATACAGTGGTAAACCTTGACGTGTCAAGTGTATTTTTAATTTAGGCGCTGTCAAGTGCAAAAACTTGGTCTTGGCCAAAATCTCAAAAAGTTTTATAATTTCTTTATGAAATCAAGAAAGGACAAGACATGACAGACCGTGAATTTTTCCAATTGGATCAGCAGCAATGGTTCGAGGATTTTGTGGATGAAGAAGTGTCGAAAATTTTAGAAGACATGGACATACCCGAAGAAATTCTCACTTGTGCTTGATGTTCAAATCCCGTATAATTATTCTTTAAACAGCGCAGAAACCATTTTGAAAGGACATATGATGACTGACAAACCCGTAAACTATACACCTGAGCAAACTGCTCAGTTGGTTGCCAACTACAAAGCTGGCGCTACTGTTGAAGTTCTCGCCGAAATGTTCGGCAAGACCACTCGCTCAGTGGTTGCAAAACTCTCACGCGAAGGCGTGTACCAAGCCAAGTCGAAGACCTCTGGCGTGGCTCGTGTTAAAAAATCCGAGCTGGTTGACCGTATCGCCTCATTGTGCGGTGCGGACGCAGAATCTTTTGATAGCCTCGAAAAGGCTAATCATGAGGTACTGGAAGCAATCCTCGTAAACTTGCGTTGATTGCCACGGTTGAGGGTCAGGAAATTTAGACTTGATCCTCAACCCCAAATACTGTATAATAATATCTTAGACAGTCGGGAAGGGCTTAATGAATACCAATGAAAGTTGGTGTCCGTCTGCAAATGAATCTCACCTCAACCTCTCAACTTATCAATAGTCTGTTTTGTGAGTAGTCTGATTGCAACGAGTGTCTAATTTCTTACTTGAAATAGTTGTACAAATCGTGTATAATTATTATATAAATTGATAGGGTGACAGCGGAAACAGGATATATCTGTTATGCGTCTTAATTGTGGGGAATAAATTACCCGAGCCACAGCCCGTAACCAAATTTGGGTAAACCAAGACCAGCGCTACACGTAACTGGATAAGTTTTTAATGATGACTGAAAGACTTAAGTTATCGCCCATTCCTAACCCTCTGATGAGCTGATGTAATTTCAGCGAAACCCTCTACCATCGCAGACATTCTTGAAGACTTCAATACTTCTCAATGTCCGCAGTTTAGGGTCAGGACGAAATCCCTAGCGTGTACCACTTGCTGGTGTTAGGTAAAGAGTAGTACTAGGCAGCATCTCCAGCCTATATCCAATGCCGACTCCGCCATGAGTACGTTAACAAAACTGGGTCCACTGGTTTGTAGGTAACAACAAGGTAGGAACCTATAGGTGAAAGAACATCTTGACTAAATACAGCTATCATCTAATCCAAAGAGCAAGACAAGGTTCTTGTAATGTAAGTAAAGTCTTACTAGCGACACCTAGCAATGGTGTTTAAATAATGGTGCTCTGACCCTAAATCGTGGCGGGTCGTAAAAATAATTGAAAAAACGATTGCCGAGCATACCCAACACGCTCATCTTATGAGTAGTGTAGAGGTTGACATGGCATTGTTAGTCACGGATATTTTCGACAGGGGGTTCCCAGTTGAAAACTGAAACGTGCAATACTCACCTAAACAACTTCGCGATGGACTCATCACCAAAGGTTGCAAGTAGCAGTAGCTACAGTTAGGGTCAGGTCGTGGTGATTCCCTTAAAAATCCTGCTAGAGTTAAAAACATCAGCGTGCTCTATATATTAATAGATGTTCAAAAGCCCCTACGGTCGCAAACTGTAGGGGCTTTTGTTTTGCCTGCTGCATTTGTGGTTAAACCTGCGCCATTATACCACATAGTGGAAATCCTTGTCAAGTGCAAATCCTTGACTGTTTTGACCCTAAACCGCAACAAACCAGTCAAATTGCAACCACCACGTACACAGACGCAAAAAAGCCCACTTAAAGCAATTTAAGTGGGCTTTTCTTTTAGTTAGGCTGATTTGCCCAGTTTAGGGTCAATTAAGTGCAAATAAGTCTGAATTAGATCTGGTTTGGGACGGTTGCAGCGGTTTAGGGTCGGTTTCCGACAATTTGTTCTCAATTAGCTTAAGTACAGTTTTATTTACCTTTTCCAGCGATTCCAGCAATTCTTCATCCACGTCTAATAGCTTAGCAATACGCTCGATGTGCTCCGATTTTTTAACTGGAACCTCACCACGCTTGTTGACATAGCTTTTCTTGGTATAGACGCCCAGAGAACTGAGTTTAGCGATT